CGATCCTATGCGTGACGGGCGCAGCTTGTTGCTGCGGTCACGTGATGTAGTGATCGGCGACCCAGCACTTCGTATTTGGACGTATACGTACACTTTGCTGCGGCCGCCTCGTCCGCTGTTGCCAGCGCAGTATACAGCAGGAATCGGCGTGACGCGACCGGTTCGAGACCGAGTGCTATCTATGGCGCTCTGGCCGCTAACTTTCTTGTTCGGCACCACGATCCTTCTTGCCCAGTACCTGGTGAGTGCCGAAGTGAACACGGAACTGGTTGGCGACAGAGTTTTGGCGGAGGTGAGTTCGTACGAGCGGCTTTGGGCGGTGCGGACGAACATGGCGGCCATTGCAGCGAGTCTAGAGACGATCAATTCGGAACGCCGGCTGCAGGCGCGCTCGCACGTGCGTCCAAACACCGTTCACCTTTCGCAAATGTGGGCGGAGTGGGTCCTGCTGAACAAGCCGGCGGTTTTTCGGCTGGAACAGAGATCGACTTGGTTAAGTACCCGTACGACGGCGATGAGATCGATGCAGTCATCGGGCCCGAAGCGAGCTGGGGTACTCGAACTGGCGTACAACCACATCTGAGAGTTCGTGTGAATGGAATCATGCGGACAAAGGAGGTGGTGGGTGTGAGTCTGGGGTTTCCGGTGATTGGAATCTCAGCTCCGGTAGCAAATCGGGACGATGCAGACACGGTGATTCTAGCGTTCATGCGGCGGATGGCGCGCGAGATGCCAATTGAGGGCGATTACTTTGACCCAGTATCGTTCGACAGATTGCGGCAGTTTTATCGCGCGTACATGCACAAGACGATGCGTCCGTTGTATGAGGATGAAGTAATGACGTTTGTGCAATGGCTGGCGACCAGGCCGTACAACAACGGACAGAAGATCGATCTTGCGAAGGCGTTGTACAACTACCCGCTGATGATGAGTCCGGGGGCTTACAAGCTGGTTCAGAAGATCTTCGGCAAAGCCGAATCGCTGCCACAGGGCGTAGCGAAGCCGTTGCGAGACATCTGTAACAGCGACGATCTGATGAAGGGTCGCCTGGGGCCAGTCGTTAGTTCAATGGAGTCTCTCGTGTACAACATCATCGGCTGTGTCAAGCATGTCCCGGTTAATGAAAGGGCGGAGCTGGTCAGAAATGTGTATGCAGCCGAGGGCCGGGTCATGGGCACGGACTGGACGGCTCAGGAGGCTCATTTCAAACAGATGGTGCAGCGCATTTTGAACTATGAACGCGATTGCTACATGTTGCAGAACGTGCTTTGCGGTGCCAGCTACTTGGAGTGGCAGCGCGAGTTCTTCTTGAAACCGAGAAAGTTCCTGTGGAAGCGTAAACGGAATGGGCTGGTCATTACCGTGACTATCGAGGGTGTCGAGACGGGCAACTCTGGCGACAACATCACGTCAATGCGAAACTTGGAGGCGAATTTGGTGACGATGTTGTTCGTGATGTTGGAGGGAGTGCACGGTCCGGCCACAGCAGCGAACAACTGGCATATGAATCAAGTATCGGAATTGAGCGAGGGTCAGGAGGACTTCAAGCGCATCGCAGAGGGCGATGACGGGTTGTTCAGAGACCTGATGTCGTTCTTGCCGACGCTGGCAGACTTCGTGACCATCGGATTCGCGAGTAAGCCGGTTGAATGCCGGTTCCTCGAGGATAGTGATTTCTGCGGTCAGATCACTACGGCCGAGCCAAATGTGAGCATAGGCAATGTGCTGTACATTCTGGTCGACATGGGGTGGTCGAATACCAGACGTCGCGTCTCGAAACGGTTGCGCTTGCAGCTGGCCAGAGCCAAAGGGATTTCGTATTCGGACCAGTACAACGGATCGCCGGTGGTGTACGCAATGGCCAAGTGGGTTTTGCGTAGCACTAAGCATGTCGACATGCGTGGGTTTGATGCGCGAAGCGAGTTCGATGAGTACAAAATGAAGATCTATGAGAATGCGCTGACTCGCATAGATCGACCGGCGATACCTGTTACGGATTCGATTCGCCAGCTGTGTGAACGTCGGTTCGGGCTGCGCGTGGACGAGCAGATTCGCATGGAGAGGTTTTTCAACGAAGCACCGCCCGAATTACAGCCGTTGAGCTTGCCAATCGAGCACCTAGTGCCAGAGTGGTGGCTTGAATACACGCGCAAGTATGTGATGCCTCGACGCGAGTCGCCGATCTTTGGTTATCCGCGCAGAAACAACTACGGTGATGCCGAGTGGCAGGTGGTTTTCGAGGATGGGCCCCGTATCGCCGGGGCCGAGTAAAATATAGGCGAATCAGAGTCCGGAATGCCCAAAAATGTGAGTACACGCCTGGAGGGGATAAACGACTGCACGGGCACTCGGTGAAACGGATGAACAGTCTCGCAGACTCATGCGGTGAACTTCTGATAACAATGAGTGCCAAGAGCGCTCAAATGTCGGGCAAAGCGAAGATGGTGGCGACCCAAAAACAAAACGCAAAAGCCTGCTACAACTGTGGCAGCACAGCTCACCTGCGGGCGAACTGTACGGTGGCAACCGCGAGCAACCTCGCGGCCAAGGGCGTGGCTCGTGATGTGATTCGAGCACACGTCAATGACGCGGTCAATCGAGCCATGGCGCAGCAGGCGCCGGCAATGACGCGTCAGGTGAAGAAGGCGATCGCCTCGGCGTCGAAGGTCCGCGCTGTGGCAGGCCAACCGGCGCCG